GCAGTGGCCCTTACGCAGTGGCCCTTACGCAGTGGCCCTTACGCAGTGGCCCTTACGCAGTGCCCATGTAAAACTGACCAAGTTTGTTTTCACCTTCAATTGAGCCATCGGCCTTCACAATTCCACCGAGGTCAGTCGGCTTGGTACCATTGTAGAACACGAGACGGCCGTTGCGGCTCTTGACTGTATCAAGGATACGCTTGAATTCGGTATCGGTTTCGTAGCGCTGCTGTACATAGGCACGCATAATAGTATCGCGTTCTTCTAGCCATTTCTTCTCATTCCATTTTGCGCCTAGGCGTTTGATTTCAGCGGGCTTGATAAGGTCACGCACCTCTGCGCCCTCCTCCTCCAGTAGTTCCGCGTTACGCTTATCGGTAAGCGTGCCTTCCGCACGACGCGTCTTCAAATACTTCTGGTGAATCGAACCAGTCGTAGAGAACAGATTCGCACCAAGTTCAGGCTTATCGGTTGCCGTCTGGAATCGCGCTGAAGCGAATGCTGCCTCTAGTGAAGGATATATGATAGTGGGAGTCTTCAAGTCACGCAGCCTAGAATGAGTAAAGGTAGAAATATACCGCGCCCAGTCCTTGCGACCAAGTTTTAGATCATCCTTGAGCGCAGCCCCGTGATAGAACTTGAAGATAGGTCCATCACCTGTCCCAAGCACAGCAGGAGCAAGAGCAAGAGGCTCTGCAGAGGCCGGCTCTTCGCGCACAACCGCCTTAACTGTACCATTTGAACGCCGTCTGAAGATAAACCAGCGATTGAGGAAGGAGAACTGCTTTGCAGCATCAGGCATGACGAAACCCTGTGTTGTCGCGAATGTCTCGCCGAAGAGTGCACTCGAACTAGAGAGACGCATAGCAGCCATCTCATCGGGTAGCAACAGTTCGCATCCAATTTCGTGCATACGGTCCTTGAGGTAGTTCCAACTGACGAGATACTCGCGGTGCTCTTCACCAATCGACATGAAGAACACATCGATGGCCTTGCCCAGCCCCGCATCAGTAGGCATCAGCACATCTTCGGTCGTAGCCCCGTAGTTGCGACGAATCGTCCAAAGGTCTGTCTCGCCATCGTTGCCAGACTTGGCACCATTTTCAGGCGTCTTTTCCAGCAACTTATGGACAGAGTCACCATCGAAGCAGCAGCCTACAAAGAAGCCACCAACCTTAAGGTTATCTGCGACGTTGCGTAGAAAACCATCCACTGTTGCACGGTCCTGGAAGAAGTAATGGAGAGCGAACATACAGGAGACAACATCGAATCCCTTGGCAGCGAGTCCACGCAGAGGCTCAACCGCAGCGGGTGTATCCGCTTTTTCAGGAAAGTCGTAGAGAGCCCTGATAATACGCTTATCGAGGTCCGTCGCACCCGCCGTCATGTCACGAATATTTTGCGTCGAAGAGCCCTGAATGAAGACCATCGGAGGCATCGACCCCTTGGACTCAATCAGTTGGTCAAGATAGCGTCCATATGCACCCGTTTTCGGGCTGTTCAGGCAATCGAGGTTCTTATCGACACCAAGAACCCACCCAACCTTATTTTTGGTCCACTTGTGCATATCACCCGCCCTACCGCATCCGAGGTCCAGAACAGCATCACCCTTCTTGAGAGTCTTCTGCAACAGAATTTCGGACTTGATGAACTGATTATGGAAGCGGGACAGGCCGGCAATCTTGAAATTGTCGCGGTTAACCGAGCGCTTGGGCACATAATAGGGCTTTTCACCGGCGGCCTCGTCCACCATGTTACCCGTGCGAATCATTGTTTCGGATACAGGGTTGTGAATAGAGGCCCAGATATTATCGGCAACCCAATCGGCATTCATGGTTCCACCGGCCTGTCCACGCTGAAAGCGCTCTGTCTTATCCCAGCGAACGCGAGTCGGCTCCCAACGCCATCCCGCTGGCTTATCGTGATGATAGGCCATTTCTACGATACAATCGCTGGTAATCGGGTCTCCAGAGCGAGTACAATAGATACCTTCATCCTTCGCATCGAGGTCCTGTGACGCGGGTGCGGCTCCAGCGGGGTCCGAAGCACCGGCATCGAGTGCCATATAACACACCGAAGCCATAGGGTCCGCCGGCTCGGGCGGAGCAAACGAGACAGCGCGATACTCACCAGGCTTGGTTGAGTCAGGAAGTTCCTTCTTGTTTAGAATCGCATCACGCGGGTCACGGAAGATAGGGTCAACCTTTCCTCCAACGAAGAGGCGTAGTGTCTTGTAGCGGACCATCTGCTTGTCGTCTTCGCGATACTTGAACGAAATCTTATCGGCACCCGATTCAGTTCGCTCGGCTATAACCAAGAAATCAATCGTATTTTCGTGCGCGGGCTTCCACTTAAACTGCTCTTTCCAGGAGCCACCGCCAACAGGCAGAGGACTCTTATTCGGAGTGAAGACTAGGCCATCCGTATGGTAGGCGGCAAGAGCAGCCGTATCAAGACAGGCTGCCGCATCACGGAAGATTGAGCCCACGCCTGTCGAATAGAATGTCTTAATCGAGATAAGTAATGAATGACCCGCCGGAACATCGCGTACAGTCTGTTTCGCATCAGATAGCGCACTAACTGTTTCCTTCATAACGGCAAGACGGTGAAGGTCAGAATCATTAGTTAGAAACGGTAGACCCGCCACGCTCTGCCCCCTCTCTGTCGTATAGATATCAAAGGCATAATAAATCGAGATAGGGCGCCCCTCCTTGTCTTTGGTAACCCATTCGCCATCAAGAACTGTACCCTTGAAGGCCAGAGCATCTGGCGTATCCAGGCGTAACCCTGTACCGTAGACGCGCAGATTCTTATCGATAAGATAGATGCGCCCATCAACCGCAACGACAAGTAGACAGCGTAGACCGTCGGCCTTGTCAGTTACATTATAGTCGTTACTACGCAAATGAATTTCGTTTGGTTCTTCTGTCAAGCTCAAGTTTTCGCGCTCGATTGTGACAGGCTGCGGTCCGGGAAACGCATTTGGCCGCATCTTTGTAGCGTTCGTCATTACTTGTACAACTTGGTTCGCAACAGATTTTCTGACAAGAACATAAGAGCGTTGTACACCCTGTAGAATCAGTCCAATGCTGTTGAGAAACGACTTCGGATTTGGCATCGCGAGAGTCTTCTCATTGCGTTCAACCTCTGACTCGATTTCATAGGAGAGGGGACGGCGCAGAATATCAGCCATCTTGAACGTCTCGTAGCCCATATAATCACCCTTCGAGTCCTTCTTGGATTCGCGGACGGCCGAGAGGTCAAAACGCACACCACTATCATCGGGTCCAAGGAACGTGTAGCGACGAAGATAGCGAAAGCGCTTGGGTGTACGAGCCCAACGGGCAATCATCTCTACAACGCGAGCATCACGTGCGTCAAGAGGAATTTCACGGCGCATCTTGATGCGCACACTGTAATCGGCCAGGTCAACTTGGTCAACCGAGCCCTTCTTGCAGCGCTCCTTGATGACAACATTAAACGGAACCTTTGTAATGTCACCATTCTGGCAATAGGCCTGGATCATGCCTTGCCCAACGATAGAGAAGCGCAGACATCCAGGCATCATAATATTTAGTTTGGGCTGTTGTGGTTGTTCACGTAGCCCTACCGCACGCAGTCGCGCTACGGTATCACGAAAACCGGTCAAATCGACGTTTTTTACGCACGATTCCAGTTCGTACTGGTCGGAAGCCTTCCATTGCTCCCAGAGAGTTTGAATGACCGCAGATTCTGTTTGCTTCAATTCGATACTCATTGTTTCTCCTATACAATGAGGGTAAAACACTCTTCAAACTTTTAGTAAAAAGGTTGCTCTTTTGGCGATAAGCGCATTTCGAGACACTGATGACGATAGATAACATTTGCGAGTGTCTCTTTATCAATCTTCTTTGGCAACAACGAAGCCATCGATTCACCCGCAATACCCGCATATTCTGCCTTGAGGTCAGTCAGAGTCTTTCCCGCAATAGAACCGCTTGTAGAAGGACGCACCCACTGCCATTCACCGATTGTCTTAAACAGATTGGCCCAAACTGCGGGCTTGGCGCGAATATCGGAGTCCGGACTTAATAGAACATGGGCTTCACCGGAAGTTAGCACTTCGATGTTTAGAATGGGCGCAGAGTCCCAGGAGGAATCGTCGCTTTCATAAATAGGCCACATACAGAGTTTCTTGTGCTCGGACCACCATACAGCAATACGAATACCGAACTTTACGCAAACGAGGTCAATGAGGGCAGATAGAATCTTACGTTTATCCAGAAGCGCAGTCCAATCGAACGGTACTTCTGTCGCACCAGCCGACCACTGACTTAATTCAGCAGAAGTCGCAGTCTTAACCCAGCCACGTCCACGACCATTGTGCTTCGCATACATGTTATCGAAATCGTTTGCCAATTCTGTAGCGGACTCCTTTTCAATTTCACGACGGGTATTTACAGCCGAAATTTCATGTAGTGGGTCCGTCGCCATAAGAGCGAGTCCAATAGGCGTAGCCTTAAACGTAGCAGGTGCATACGTCCAACCAGGTAGCCATGTAACAGGATTCGCAACCTCTTCGCCTTGTATCGCCATATCAGGCCTAATCGGATCTACACAGCGCTTCCTATGGGGATTCATCTTAATGATTTGTTCAATATCAGACCAGGATACGGGTTGTGTGTCACGAGCCGTATTCTGCATTTTCTCTTTCTATTATACAATAAGAGCCGTTTGTTTATATCCCTTTTAATTTATTGTAATGTATTCATGAGTCGCTCCCGTTCAGCAAGGTCTTTGCGATTTGTATGAACAAAATGCATATATTTATCGAGAGCCTCAAACGCCTTCTGTGACAACTTCGCCACATCAAAAAAGATTCCATTCGAGTTTTCAGAAAACTCCACTTCTTCGAGTTTCAAAATACGAACAATATCGATGTACTCTGACGTATGAAGTTTCTTTAGAGATTCATGAAACATGCGTCGGCGCTCATATTCTTTTGTGTCCATTACAGTTCACGGGGCAATTTTCTCCTTTTCCTAGACGCACTACTTCCGCGCACGAGTCACGCGCTTGGTCACGGGTTCAGGTGCAGCCACAGGTTCAGGTGCAGGCACAGCAGCAGTCACAGCCTTGCTAGCGCGAGTGGCGCGCTTTTTAGGTTCAGGTACTACGACAACAGGAGCAGCAACAGGCTCCTCCTCTTCTGCCTCCTCCTCTTCCTCAGGAGCCACCGGACCCGGAGAAGCAAAGATAGGATTTTCAGCGACGACAAGTTTGGCGCCCAAATCCTCTTCAACAACAGCGGGGGCTTTTTTAGACCGGGAAACGAACATGCCAACTGCGCTGATAAATGCATCGTTTGTCTGAAACCTAGAACGGAGAATCTGAATAGATACAGAATCATCTGGCTTCAGGCTATCAAAATCAGTATTTCCAATATGAAGATCGCGTGGCAGCAGAACACGCATGGCCTCATCGAGAACTACATACGCCCCCATCTTATTGACCTTAAGAACCTTACAATCAACAGGCGTACCTGTTTCGGGATGAAACACCTTACAACGTAATTTCAAATAGAAGATATAATTTCCAGTAAAACGACCATTTTCGGCCATTCCCATGCTACGATGTAGGACTTCTAGCGAATCTGGCTTGACATAACCGGATGCGATACAGCGCGCCTCAATCTTGTTCTTCAGACGATTGAGTAGAAGTTCGTTCAAATCTCCAGCCCCATCTTTCTTTGAGATGTCATTGGGGCTTAGAGAGACCCGCTCTTCCAAGAAAACAGCCTTGTACATCCTATACCCTATTCTTGCGGGACAAAGGTTCCTTCAAGTTTTACCGCCCTTTGAGTCCAGCCCGCGCAGCCTCCACCGCATTCAAAAACCAGCGCAACTTATTATATTGCTTGTAGTCCATGAGTCGGAGAAGAGTTTCCATATAAATACAGACGAATATGTGGCTCAAATCATCAATATGTTTAAAATTAAAATTTTCTTGACGTGCGGGCCGTCCTTTTGTATCACGGGCTGCATCAGAATCTTCGTCGGGTATCATCAAGTTCTTCAAATCCGGCGCAATAGCCCGAATGATGGTTTGGATATCGCGCACACGACCGCGGTGTCCACCTAAATCACTGGCAACAGAGCAATCGGCACCAACGGCACCCATAATACGTTTAGAATTGGCTTTATCAAGAGTCTTAAAAACGACAGTCGAGTCTTTGCGAGGCACCAGAAATCCAAATAAGTCGCCTGTACCTGTCTTGATATCCACCGGTTTACCCATTTTAGTATCGATTATCGAATCATAACTCGAAGGGCAGGTTTCGTAAGCCCCGTTTTGTAAACAGAAAGACTCAAGAGCAAACGAAGTCAAATTGACCATTTTATACCCTGTAATTTCTGCCACAGTAAATAGGTCTTTACTCAAGGCCTGAACAAGGTCTTTAGGAAGCCCACTTTCGTTAATTCGTTCAAGAACCTGCTTTCTCTCCACCGAAGTCCAAGCACGGTCGACCCAGAATTCTGCTGCCGCGCGACGTATCGTAGGAATAGACCGAAAATGAAATAGCAACCAACCCCATGCTTTTGAGTGATATGTTGTCGTTACTTCAGGTGGCGACCAAGATTTAATAACCGCTGGATTGCCTGCTGCGGATCTAGCCAGAGCAGCATCGACCTCCTTCATCCAGGCTACAAAGGATGTAACAGGATCGTTCATGACAACAGCCACTGCATCTTCTTCGGTCAACTCATTCGTTGGCGCCGGTTCAGCCAACCCAAGGATAGAACCTCTTCTAGGTAGAACCGTGCTACGTGGTAAAAAGTTATAGACACGCGAATAACGATAGGCCAGTGGTATTTGTTTAGCGCGAACACCAACCGGCTGGAAAAGCAGGTAGCCATTTTGTAAGATTAGACGTCCCTCAAATCCATCCTTGCGCGTAATTCTAAAGGACGGGTCTTCCAGAATACGAACAAAAGCCTGGCTGACGATTTCCCACGGTAAGTCACCATAGACCTGCTTTCTAACCATTTCAATCGGAAACGCTATGTCCTTCTCGGCAAACAGTTTCTTAAGAATAGCCTCCTTTTGCGCCAGACGCCACTGTGCGTCCGAGTACGTATAGGTCTTCATGTCCTTCTTCTCACTCTCTTCCGCAACTTTTGGACTACATTCGTATTCGCATTTTTCCATATAGTCACAAATGCTAGAATACGGTTTCGCCTCATCGCGAATATCATACGCCTTATTCGCCTTTCCCTCTGAATCAGTGATTTCATCTACAACACGACCTTCAGCGTCGATAAGTTTTCTAGGTTTTGGTCCGCGCACTAGTAGACCCGCAATGTTTAAGTTACAGTCAAAGGCACCGATTTTCATTTCACGTTGGACCATTCCAATCGACTTCGCCTTCATCGCCGATATTCTATAAGCGTGTAAATCGGGTGTCTCAACCTTTGCCAGAGTCAGAGCATACATGTAGATGAGGCAGTTGCGCATAGGCGGCGGTAAATCACCGTGGCTACAGAAACGGATACCGCGACCAATAATTTGTTCGATACGATTCAAGTGATACCACGGATCTAATATATGAATCGAGCGCACGCATTTCAAATCTAAACCTTCTGTCGTAATTTGCGAGCCCAAAATGGCTTTTACGCGTCCACCGAGAGGCGCCATCAGGTCTTTGTCTGTCCAGCGACTGGCATAACTGAGGGTATCCGCAAAACTCGGTGTAAGAGTGATATCACCCGTTAACATGACATAACAGGCCGGTGCAAATGCGTGTCCTTTTACGCCTTTGTGAGTATTCTCCTTTTTATCACAGAAGGCGCATTGGCGCGCGACCTTGTCGCCAACGAAGATAGGACGCGCCTCTCCGCTCGTAAAAACACGAGTCCACCCCATGCGCTCCAGAGCGACTGCCAACGGTAGAATACCGGCCTTGACGTACCGACTGTACACAAAACTGATACCCGTCGACGCCTGAAGTCTTTCAAGTAGGACACCCATTTTAGGCGCATAATCCTTGATTACGGATAAGCCAAAGATATCATCGACGGATTTAATATCCTCATCTTCTTCGGCATTGGACCACGTAAATGCACGATATTTGACTCCATCGCCGGCCTGCATTGTATCCTTGAAATAGGAATCCCAGCCGGTATGCCCGTAGAATCCGTTCGGATAAACAATATTACAGATGTCAAGGTGGACCCAAGTTTCAGCCTTGAAATCCTCTTGTTTTCCTTCGCGTAAAACCTGCAAAAGACGTTCGTGGATAGCCGAATTGTCACGCGGTAACACATGGATGAGTGGTAGTGCCTCCAAGATTTCTTTGTGAGCCTCTTCAATTACAATTTGTTTCTCTTTGCTGCCGACCTTCTGTATCTTGGGCCACACCATCGGTTTTGCCGAACTCGGCCTTAGCCGTAAAGGAAATGTGTACGGATTTTCGCCACGCATATACGATACATATTTTTGTGAGTTCTTTCTTATAATAAGGTCGCCGCCCTTTTTAAGAGTTCCATCCTTTGTAAAAATATCACCTATCAGTTTTTTCGAGCGTTCATCCTTGACATCATTGAGAATCAATATGTTCAGTAAGTGCCGTATCTCTGCGGCCTTATTATACATCGGTGTGGCCGTCATTAAAAGGAGACGTAGACCCTCCGCAAACTTAACAATACGTTTTAGCAGTGGTGTTAGCCGTTTGCCACCAATCTGGTCATCGCCAGCGCCAGTCGTCTCTTCCTCTTCTTCGATCTCATCATCTTCGGTATCCGTTGACAAGGTCGTTGCTACATCGCGCAAATTATGCGCCTCGTCAATGATAATAAGTTTATCGCTAAAGAGTTTTTCTAGGATGGCGTTTTCAGCGCGCTCTTTTTCCTCATCTTCTAAATGCGAAGGCACGCCCTTGAGTTGACGCTGTATCCAGTTCGCAAACTGGAGGTAACCGAAGCGGTGGTAGCGTTCACGTATCTTTTTATCAATGATATCAGATATCTCTTCCATATTAAAATCCTGTCGACCCTTAGCCGATAATTCCTGTAACGCCATTTCAGGGTAAATCATTCCTGTACACTGCGACGAGACCCACGAACCATCCACTTGACGCAGTTTGCTCGAATCAAAAATGGTTCGCTTAAATCCGGACGCAATCGCCTGGGGAACAACAATGAAGACTTTTGAATAGGGCAAGTGCTTCAAATATTCTTCAGCCACACGTACGGCAGAGCACGTCTTTCCCACGCCTACACCGTGAAACAGCAACAGACCATGGTATGGTGTCAGTGGATTTAAAAAGCGTGATACAAGTTTTTGAATCGGACTGATTTCAAATACCGATTCAACACTGCTACTACACGGTTCGGTTCCTTCCATTGCCGAAATAGCAGCAGCACGAGCCTCGTAGAACTCCTGTTTGTTATAGAGTTGAACACCAAATTTGGGGTCTTGAATGTCGGGGTAGAGACCAGATTTAGATTCTCTGTCGTGCATCCATGTTTCAGGGAACAATTGTTTGTCAACAAGAAGACTGGTCAGAGTATTTCGTTCGGCAGCGCTATACTCGCTCACAACCTTTTCGGGATTCCGTTTTCCAGGAACTTTAACAAGTTCGGTCTTTTTCCCCAAAAAATAGTTTTCCAATAGTTCCTTATCGGATTTTTTGTCTAAAAGTTTTTTTACGTCTCTGTCGACGCGTAGCACAGGGTGGCCATTAGACAATCGTATTACCTCGGTTGCCATCCCTCTCTACTAGTTGAAAAGGGGTTCCTTGGCGCGGCTTTCCGCTGGTTAAACTGAGATATTCGCGCCCAGGCAGAATTACATAGTTTGTTAGAATCTGTTGGCAGGTTGTCAGAACCTGTCTTTTCTCAACATTATAGGGACGAATAAGACTCATTGCCTTTTCAAATGAGAACCAGCCGATATCACCAATTTCGCGGTTCATTATGCTATTACTAATATCAATATGAACCTCTGTTACTTGTTTACAGTAGGCCAGATAGTAGCGATGGCGATACTGTATGCGATTTCCACCGAGAAAATTCTCTTCGATGGGCAATAAATTCTTAACAAGAGAACACTGGCTCTCTTCCAAACCAGTCTCTTCAGTGAACTCGCGCAGTGCGCATGAAATTTCAGACTCACGATTGCCGCGTCTGCCCTTTGGAAACCCCCATTCAGGTGTAACCCATTCGCGATTCGCTTTTTGAATGTACCATTCAAGTGTTTGCCCATCTGTAGCATGGACCAACGAGTTATATTTGGCGAGCGCGTTCTCATATTCTTGACGGTACTGCCGCGCTATCTGATTATTCCATAATGCGTTCCATAGAGTTTCGAAATCATATTTTTCAAGACGGTCTAACTCGTCTAAGGTCATCTGATTGAAAAGAGAATGGATATAATCAGTGTTTCCTATGACATACTTTCCGCGCATAAATTCAACGTACCCCAATGTATCCCGCCGCTGTATCAATAAAATTTCAATTTGCTTTCCATCAAGACTATTCATGGTATCAGGATTTTCAATTTGGTTTAAAACAGCGGGTTCAATTGCTGTTACTGGCTGTTGGACTCGGTAGGCAATAATGCCGTATGATGTTACGGGGTCTTTACATTCTCGAAAAAAGTGCCCTACTTTATTACAATTGCTGCAATGCGAAAGTGGTACTCTCTGTTGCTGCATCCCTATTTAAGACAAGAGGTAAGAGCGTTTAGGTTTTATTTTTTGGAAATACTCTATTTTAGATAGACAAATGACCGCCCCGGATACACCAATACATATGCCACCACAAATATGGGGTCCAATTTTCTGGTCTACCCTCCACATAGCCTCCCTAACATACAGCGACAAGCCGACAGATAGACAGAAGGCAAATATGAAAGCATTTTACGAATCAATGGTGGACGTCCTACCATGCCCAATTTGCAGGGTCCACTATGAGGCAAATTTGGAAGAAATGCCGATAGATAAGGCTCTCGATTCAAGAATGTCACTCATTCATTGGGTTTGGACGATGCACAATCGTGTCAATGTTCAACTTGGCAAGCGTGAATTTACATTTGGTGAATTTGTTCAGTCAATGCGTGACTTGGAAAAGGCCAAGAAAGCAGTCCCTCCGTCGTTTACGACATCAAATACGATAGCAACGCAGATACATGACTTTTCTTTTGTCGATGGACTTCTACTGGGAACCGGTTCGGCCCTGGTTCTAGGCGCAGGTCTCTATTATATGTGCACAGAGGGAGTTAAAAAGTCGAAATAAAATTTAACATCCTACAACAAACTAAATGCCCGAGGTCATCGAAATCCTCAAATATGCCGATTTTCTGCGAACAAAGTTGAAGCATAACAATATAACCGAGGTCAATATTTTGAATGGCCGATACAAAAAACACGGCGATTTTAAGAATCTAGACGAACTAAAAAAGGCTCTTCCGCAAAAGGTCAAACATATTGATACAAAAGGAAAGTTTCTCTACATCGAATTCGAAAACGGCATGTATCTATTCTCTAGTCTGGGCTTGAGCGGCGGCTGGCTATGGCAGTCCAACGATGATAAAATTCAGTTTGGTCATACTTTAAAATACATAGATAAGGAGCAACTTGATAACTATCATAAAGAGGCCGTAAACCATCGCAACGTAGAATTTAAGACAAAAGACGGGAGTCTCTTTTTTTACGATACACTATCCTTTGGTACGCTCAAAATTACTACAGAAGAGGAACTTGAGAAAAAACTGAAAACAATTGGTCCAGATATCAGCCAGGAGTCAACGACCTTCGCAATCTTCAAAGAACGAATGGAAAAAGTGGCCGGCGACAAGCCCATAGGAAACGTTCTCTTGAATCAGCGTGTCATATCTGGCTTGGGCAATTATTTACGAGCCGACGTGCTCTGGTTAAGCAAAATTAGTCCTTTCAGAAAAATGAAAGACCTGACAGCAAGCGATTTGAAACATCTTTGGCAAAACAGTCGTCTCCTCATATGGTCGAAATATAACTATAAAAAGGGCCAACAATTAGGTATTATTGAAGCAGGTCATCCGCAATTACCAGAGGATTACAAGCGCGAATTCTATGTCTATTTCCAAGAAAATGATCCGAAGGGGCATCCTGTAAAAAAGGAGGAATTACATGACGGTGCAAACAAGAGATTTATTCACTGGGTTCCAGACGTACAAAAGTAAAGTAAAATAAAACTTCTATAATAAGAAGAAAATGAAGTACCAACTTCTTTTTATTATAGCCCTGACCGCCGCCGTATTCTACGAAGGCTATCTCAAAGGTCCAATGTTAACCGTCTATTATTACGGCCAAGTTTTAGGCGCCTCCGCTGTTCTAGCCTATCTAGTCTATACTTTTTATAAGAACCCAGCCTACTTTTTCACAGCACTTGATTTTGTCCAGGGCCACCTACTCCATTCTGATGGCGCAACATATAAACAGATTGACCGCATTCTTGAAGGAAAGCCGAAGTTGGCCCGGCAAGTCAGCCCCCTTCTGAAGAAAAAAGCCGCAGCGGCCCAGGAATGGCGTTGTGGGCACTGCTCAACTCTTTTGGATGCGTCGTACGAGGTCGACCATATCGTCGCCTTGTATCGTGGTGGGTCAAACAGTGAGGCCAATCTGATTGCTCTCTGTAGAAACTGTCATGGAAAGAAAACGGTGGAGGAACGGTTAAAACCAGCCCTTTAGGAGGAGAAGGCAGAAGAATACAATAGAGACCCAGAAGTAGATAACATACATCATACTCTGTACCCGGCTCCTCCGAATAACTTGCTGAAAGGTCTTCTCAATGCGAACCCCGTCGGCCTTATGAAGGGCAAGTTTAGCGGCGCAAGCCTCCTGTACATGAGGCCAAGGGATGCGACCCAGGGCGTTTTCACACATCTCAATGTGTTCCTTGATTTCCTCGAGGAACAGCGTCTGCTTTCGCTCAAGGCGAATAGTATTCAAACCAGCAATATCCCTAGTTGCATATTCGCAACACGACTTGATGCAGGTAATCTCATTATCAAACCGACTAATCGGCTGTACATCTTCACAATCCATTCGAGCCCGTTTAGGTTCCATATCTTCACTAATAGTGGAATTACGACGACGTGTAGGCATTTGTTTTGTTTTACATTCAATATAGTAGCCCAAGTGATTTCAATTTTTGAAAATTCCAATCCTTGAGTAGGGGGATGGATCAGTTAATCGATTCACTAAAAGTATCGAGGTCCGAATCATCGACCGTATTTTATATTTTTCTCACCGTATTCGCTCTCTGTATACTAGGCGGTTCATTTTCAACCTACTTATTCTTAAAAGGGGTCTCTATCGCACAAATACAGACTAGATTCCCGACCGTGCCTGTAAATCAGATATTATATGGTCTTGCCGCTAGCGTAGGTCTTATGGTTATATTAACACTTCTGGGTGCGAATTTAGATATTTCTATTTCTAGAAAAAACACAGGCATCAATCGCTCTCTGCCACCTTCAACAACCTTTTGGAAACCCGCAACAGGTCAGAATCCACAGGACCCAATCAATTTGCGCGTCGAGTCAGATGAATTCCCGATGAGCAAACCCGATATTTATTCTATGGCGGTTGAAGTATCGGTCTATGATTCGCGTAGTGAAAATAGCAGTGGACCCTATCGGCACATTCTACACAGAGGCACTGACGAGTTAATAAAATTTAAATCCGATGTCCCCGGAACAGGACAGGGTGGCCTATCTGACGGACTGCCTACACAAATGAATCCAGGTATATTTTTGGATAAGTTCACAAACGACCTCATTGTATTCGTAGACACGGACCCAGTAAAGAGCGGCGATACCGGATTTAGAGAATCTGTACGTATCTCTGATATTCCGCTTAAAAAGCCCTTCTATGTTCACGTTTCCGTACATGACCAGATTTTGGAGGTCTATGTGAACTGCCGTCTAGCCGCAACAAAGTTGTTACAGGGAAGCCCTCGTGCTGTACCCAATGATTGGTATGGTCGTATCGGATTCGCCCGCGCCGCCGCTCTAATTCAAAATTTACGTCTTTGGGATATTGACCTATATGCTTTCGAGATGTTAAAGTTATGCCCACCTATCGTGGTCTTACCAAATACAGCACCAAGTTCTTGCTCCAAATAAACCATTTTTTTCGTGATAGAAATACAAATTCCTATCATGACAGAAAAACTCAACGCACGATAGGGAAATGCTCAGCCGTAGAACGTGGAGCACAATATTTACATCATTAGTCTATGCCGGTGCATTTGGTATCATTTTATACTATATAAAACCAGACCTTTTTACGAGCGAAAAAGTCGGTTTCAGGGCACCTATCATCCTTGCACTAGGTATCTACGCAGTACTATGGCTCATAGTACTCTTTGTATATTATTATATTGAAACACCCGATTCTGCTGCAGTAGAGGGGTTGTGGTCAATTGCGCCCGTTACAAAGGGGGCCGAGGCATATATAGACGGAAAAATGGTTGCAACTCAAGGTAAAGCCGATTTACTAACAGAAAAAGAGGCAACCACATTTTTATCAGACTCGTTTACGTTCGGATTCTTTATCAGTGTTGACAATTCTTCTATTGAAATCATGCACGCCGACACACTAAAATCACCCTATCAAAACGTATTATCCGTTCCCGGTGCGTTTTCCATAGGAGTAGACCCTTTACACGAAAAGTTACGAATCAATTTTACAACATACAAATCGGAGCCTTACGAGGTGATTCTTCCGACTCTCCAGGCACGCCGCTGGCATCAGTTTGTAATTTCAATCGAGGGTAGAACTGCGGATATCTATCACAACGGTACCTTACTTAAATCAGTTGCGTTACCGAACGTAAGTAACGGTCGCCCAGGAAAGCCCTATGCCTATATGAACTCTGATATGTATGCCCGGTTAGCCTATATTCAGTCCTGGCCACGAAGACTCAAGGAAATTGATGTGGTAAATAACTACCGGTGGTCAACGGATGCACTAGGCGTTCCTCCGATGCCAAGCCCGGCCTCCTCTTTTTATTTTGGTGTTCCAAATGTTAATTTTTGTGTAGGCTCCTTTTGTTTAGAATCACTGAAACCAAAAGCCGGCGCGCTATCCTATGTAGATTATACCTATGCCTAAAAAAAATCAATTTATTAAAGCAGAGAAGATGAGCGCATTGAATGCATTAAAGGGCCGCTTTAATACGGCGGTAGTCATGCTGCAGCCGTATAAAATGCAAATACAGATGGGGTTCCTCCTTTTGCTGACAGCACTAGCTATCTATGCTATCATGGTATTTTTGACTCCTCACACCGATGAGTTTGAGCAGGTTATCTTGGCTGATAATCTGCGCGCAAATGAACTCGGTCTCCAATACGAAATTTTACCCCCGATGACGTCCGGTGGCGAGTATACATTTCAAACATGGATGTTTATCAATAACTACGATTACCGCGCCGGTCAGCCCAAGCACGTTTTTACTATTAGTTCGGACGCAACGACCGGTTCAGCCGGCTCTAGTTCCACAACAGTAGTCGATCCGGCTGCGGCGGCCTGTGCTGCGGCTAAAGCCTCGGCGGCAAGCAGCTGCGGCGGATCGACTACAACAAACTATACAGCGGGTTCGTCAAGCAGACCTGGTCACGTAACCATGTTAGGTGTACTCTATCCTACCGAAAACAAGATGATGATTCGTGTCTACCAGGGGCCGTCCGTCGAGGGCTTCGCTAATGATAGCGACGATTTCCAGACGGCAGACTTGACAGTAACATCAAATTACAAGAATCTTTTTCAGGGTAAGATGTCTTCTAAGGGTCTCCACCCAACACTCGACTATCCTCTATGCGACATCCAGAACATCCCTCTCCAAAAGTGGGTCTGTCTTGCTGTCGTGATGAATGGTCGTGTAATGGATGTCTACATGGACGGCAAACTCGCTCGCAGTTGCGTATTACCAGGTGTACCCATTGTAGAGTCAGGCAGAAACTACCTGTCGCTAGGCCTCCAGGGCGGCTGGGCCGGCAACGTAAGTACAACACGCTTCTACGGCTATGCTCTTACACCGCAACGATTGTATGAACTCTATCAGGAGGGTCCTGATGGGGGCAAGGGACCGAGTAGCAAGTATGGATTTTTGGGATACCTTGCTGAACGTGTAGGTCTACGTGTCGACTATTTCTGATAAATACTATACTATATATTTTTTACTATTCGAATAGTAGTAAAAAGTATTTTTGCTCTTCATAATAGAAGGTTATGTCTGCCGTAAACGCAATTCGTGGTCGCCTAGATGGCGCAGCATCTGCTTTAGCACCCTACATGGGCCAACTACAACTCGGACTTTATGTAGTCGTGGGTCTTTTTGTAGTCTATATTGTTTACACCATTTTGAATCCTCCCCCGGACATGTTGGAGCAGATGGTGCTCAGCGATCGGCGTGAAGGCTCTGAACTAAACGGCGCGCAGTTCCAGTTGACTCCCGAAATCACTTCAGGTGGCGAATATACATTCCAAACATGGATGTTCATTAGTAACTATGATTACCGTGCGGGTCAGCCCAAACACGTATTTACCATTAGTTCGGATGCGAAGGTTACAGACGGAGTCGAGCCTCACGTGTCTATGATTGGTATCCTCTATCCGAATGAGAACAAGATGATGATTCGTGTCAACCAACAGGGACAGACAGGAACAGAGACGGCTCCTGATCTTACACTAACAAAGAATATCACATCTCTGTTTCGTGGTAATCTTTCATCGAACATGTTCCAGACGTCACTCGATTACCCGTTATGCGATATCCAGAACTTGCCGTTACAGAAATGGATATGCCTTACGATTAGCGTAAATGGTCGCGTCGTTGACGTCTATGTCGACGGTAAGTTATCACGTAGTTGCGTTTGCCCAGGAGTCCCTATAGTTGATAAGGGAAATCAGTATGTAACTCTTGGTCTCCTCGGTGGCTGGGGTGGCTCTATCAGCACAACCCGCTTCTACGGCTATGCTTTGACCCCGGCACGTATCTACGAACTCTATGCACAGGGACCTGAAGATCAGCGCGGGTTAGACAAGAAATACGGATTCATCGGCTTTTTGATTGAGCGTCTTGGTTTCCAATACTCGTATGAGGGATTGACAAAGTAAACATACCCCTCTTTTATGTATTCTGTCTATACACTAATGTATAGACAGAATCTGAAAAAATTCAATGAATAAAGAAGAGAAAGGGATGAGCACCATGAACGCTATCAGATCACGCTTTGGCAGCGTGGCCGCATTTCTGGCCCCGTACAAGAACACCATCAGCCTGGTGTTCTACGTAGTAATATCACTAATGGTTCTATACACAGTCTACGGTGTAATGTATCCGGGACAGGACAAGTTTGAACAGGTTGTTATCAATAAGTCGAAACCAGCCTCGGAACTGAAGGCGTTTCAGACACAACTCTATCCGCCTATGACGACAGGAGGCGAATATTCATTCCAGACGTGGCTCTACATTAATAACCTTGATTACAAGCCTGGTGTCCCGAAGCATGTGTTTACGATTGCCTCCGATGGGTCCTCCGGCTCTTCTCCACCGCACGTAACGATGATCGGTATGCTGGACCCTACTGAAAATAAGTTGATTATCCGTATCCACCAAGACACGATGGGTGCCGCGGGTGCAGGCCAGGGACCCGATTACACGCTCAACACGAATATCACAAATCTGTTTTCTGGTACCTTAAAACCGGAGACGAGTGATTCCACTATCTGCGATATCGCCAACATGGAATTACAGCGCTGGGTCTGCTTGGCTGTAGTAGTCAACGGTCGCATGGTGGACGTCTACATTGATGGTAAGATGGCACGCAGTTGCGTCTGCCCTGGCGTGCCTATCATCGATCCTGGTAACAACTTTTTGACGATGGGTCTCCTCGGTGGCTTCGGCGGATCTGTAAGCACGACCCGTTTCTTCGGATACGCATTGACCCCGGCGCGTGTATATGAAATCTATCAGGCTGGCCCGGCCACACCGCCAGGCTTTGACCGTAGTTATGGATTTCTCGGAACACTGTTGAATACATTCGGCTTGACGTTCAATACCACACCGGCGTTGAGCATCGCTCCGACTCTTAATAAGTAAATAGAAATCCCGGTCTTTTTTAACAATCTAGTATTTATCATTACCTGGTAAATAAATATTAGAATGAAATGATAGAGAAGTGATGAACAAGGCTTCAGGATTTAATTCGTCCAGTTTATCAGCCCTGCGCGATTCGTTCGAGCCGATGTTGAAATCGATGCGCGGCGGTGCGAATTCTATGATGCCCGGCGGTATACCAGGTGCGCCCCCTGCGAACGTGCCTATGGGTCGCCAACTTATCGAGACGTTCGTTATCACGCTAGTGTTTTCCGTGTCTATGCAAATCCTGGAATCGAGTTTTTCCCAGTTGAAGCGCTACCAGTCGATGGCCGTCGATATGTACCCGTTAACATACGATAGCCCGCAGACATTTATCCAGAGCCCTGACTCCGGTTTCCCTATCTTGGAGGCGTCAAAGGACGAGCGCGCCGGTACGGAGTTCTCATATTCCTGCTTCTTGTCAGTCCAGCCCGAGACCTTTACGGGTGAGAAGGGTGCCCTCAAGCACGTCTTCCACAAGGGCTCCAACGCGGTTTTCCCGTTGATGGCGCCGGCCGTCTTCTTCAAGGCGGATTCCAACACGCTGCGCGTCTACATGAACACGACGATGAACTGGAATAACTTTATTGATATTCCGAATATCCCCCTGAAGAAGTGGTTCCACCTTGTTATCATGGTCAAGGGTCGTTCCCTCGACGTATATATCAACGGGAACCTGGCGAACCGCTTGACGTTCAGCGATATCCCCAAGTTGAACTATGGTTCGTTCTACCTGTTCTTGCCCAAGAACGTCAACACGGATAACCTCCAGGCGAGCCTCTGTACGACAAACTCGATGGCCGCTAACGTCAATGTCAGCGCCACTATGACAACGGAAACCGAGAAAGACTTGGGTGGCGCGCCCATAACAATTACGGGTCGTATGAATGGATTTGCCTCCAGAATCAAGTACTTTGCGTTTGCTCTCTCCTATGCGCAGATTGACAAGTTGCTGAAGGAGGGCCCGAACCCCACGATGTTCCGCCCGTCAGGCCCATCCATCTCAATCATGCCACACATCGCGGTTGGCTGGGACTTGAACTTCAACTCCGGCCCCGTCTATGTACCGAACTCGAACCAGTTCGACAAGAACATGCCTGGCTACCAGACGGACAGTTGGTGGACCAGTGACGACCACAGCGGAACAGGCCCGGAGTAAGCGATCTAGACTAAAAATAGTTAGTAATCTTGTTGACCCATTCTCTTTTTAAGAGAAATGGTCAAATCAGGCACATCGCGTGCGACAAATCTCATAATACGTTTTATCGAGTTCAATACCTATAAAGCGCCGACCGGTATTTTTGCAGGCAACTCCAGTCGACCCTGCGCCCATACACGAGTCAAGGACGAGTTCACCCTCGTTCGTATAGGTCTTGATTAGCCATTCCAGTAAGTCAACCGGTTTTTGCGTAGGATGTTCCGGTCGCTCGATACGCTTAAATCGTAGGACGGTCGTAGGCAACCTTGTTCCTTCAGTATTGATAACATGATTTTCCTTGTGTCCGTTATAATTCGTTTGACTATCAACGGCCTTTTGTGTGTTCCAGCGCTCATACGGGTCACCTTTTGTCTTTTGTGGATTATAGGTTGGTTGGGTCTTATAAAACACATGAATATCCTCATGGATTTTCATGGGCTTTCGCTTGGCGTTTAGAAAGTCGCTAAACTTATTCTTTTCCCAGATGAGCGAGTATCGGTACATTTCTAAATTGCTAACAATAAGCCGAGCGCCAAAGGGATTGTTTGCAAAGAGAACAATGGCGCCGTTCGGCTTGATAATACGATTGTATTCGAGCCACATCTTATCGAATGGAATAACAACATCCCAACTATTTTTAGTCATTCCGTAGGGTAAATCTACCAGAATCATATCGACTGACTCATCGGCAATTATTTTCATTACAACAAGACAGTCGCCGTTGCGTAGAACCAGAGGTACAGGCACAGGCGCGTTTATAATGATATTTGTCTCTTTCTCTGTAGGAACAGGGGAAGAAGGAGGTGTAGGAGCAGGTTCAAGCAACTCAAGAAGCGCTGCTTTATTTTTATTGGAGTAGCCTGAAAGGCCACGCTCTTTACAAAGAGTCTTGAGTTCGGCAAGAGACATAGTATTCATTTGTATTTATATTTTATGTGCCGCTATACTTCATCTTTTATAAAAACATATTATTTCTTTTCGCACGCATTCTTTGAACTAAATGTGCGGTCCGCTTCGCACGCCTTGACGCCCTGGACCTGAACACACCAGCGACCAGTCATGTCTTCGCCAACCAAACACCACGTCTGTGACGCTGTGGCCGCATCCTTGGCTTCAATCGTAGGTGTCACAGGCATCTTATTTGGATAGTCGAGTGCAGCCGGCCCCGAGCGTGTCTCGTCCTCCATAGTGGTACCGGTAGGACTCAAATAGGAATTTAGATAAGGTATAGACGGGACATATTTAGCCCATACAGAACCAAAGTCGAATTGAAAGAGGTCTTTGGAATACGAGACAACAGAGGCAATAATTGTAAAAATAACTACAATTCCTATAATCTGATAGACAGAAAGTATCGATTCTTCTGCTACTGGTCTGCCATTTAAAGCATTTAGGCCTGCCGGAGCATTCATTCTAATTTAGTGGAAAGAACATAAAACAAAGTTCAACGAGGCAGATAGGAGAATGCCCGGTGGACTACTACCCCTCGTGGCGTATGGAAACATGAACCAGACCATAAATGGTAATCCACAGATGACGTATTTTTACAAGGCGTTTGTACGTCATACACACTTCAGTCAAGAGAACATTACTGTTCCTTTGGATGGACCTAACGAACTCCAATTGGATGCACCCATCTTGTTAAAAACAAAGGTTCCTCGCCACGGAGATTTAATGTCCGATATGTATTTAACACTCGAATTACCGGCAATTTATAACAAACTCTGGAATGGTCGCATAAGCCACGAGTTTTCGTGGGTTCGTCAAATTGGACTTCGTATGATTAGCCGGGTCGGTCTCTATATCGGCGGAACCAAGGTTCAGGAGTATTCAAGTGATTGGTTAGCGGCAAAATATCAAACAGACCTACCCATCGACACCTTTGAAAAATGGTCGAATTTGATTGGCGATGTCCCCGAAATGTATGCGCCAGCATCGGGTGCCTATGCCGACCCTTCAGGAGGCTATCCGAATGTAGTCCCCTTTCCGAATATTACGACCCAGACGAATGCGCCCAGTATTCCGGCTCGTGAAATCAACGTCCCGCTAGGATTTTTCTTTACTGATTCCCCGGGACTGGCCTTACCGATGGTCGGCCTTCAGTACCACGATATTGAAGTACAGATTACCTTAAGACCTATGCGTGAAATTTACACAATTTTAGATATCAGTGGAGTCCGTGTGCGCAACGGCTATAGTTTAAATTCGGTACAAGGAACCTCTATCTATGCAAATTCGTATCCGCCCGCGTACGGACCGTTACCCGAATCCCTCAATAATAACTACCAGTCCTATTATGATGTATCGGGAACTCCCAGAAATTTTTACACGGATATCGGCTTTGGTATTCCTACTTCAGACGGATTTCCCATGAATCCGCGTTTACAGTGTACCTATATCTATTTGACAGACAATGAGCGAAAACTGTTTGCCTCTAAAAAGTTAGAATACCTTGTTCGTCAGGTACAGGAATTTCAATTTGCAAATGTCAATACACGGCAACAATTACAACTCGACGCCCATGCCCTTGTTTCCCGCATTATATGGTTTGGTCGCCGGTCCGATTGGTGGTATCGTAATGATTATACGAATTTAACAAATTGGAAATATACCGACCCCCATAAGCGCCCTTTTGTACGCGCCCCCGCGGGCTTCAATTCCCAGACAAGTGGAGGTCTAATTCTGGGAACACAACGTAATATTCTGCGTGGCGCTCGAATTTTATGTGGCGGAAATGAAATTTTTGAAGAGAAAAACGCACGATATTTTTCGGACATCGTTCCGTTCAGATCATGTACTGGCGGTGGCTATCCTTTTCTGCTCGGTGGAATCCTACAGCCCTTATCGTTCCACCCACTCTATGTTTACTCTTTTGCGCTCAACAGTTCTTCTGGAACGCAACCGAGCGGAACAATTAATACCAGCCGTATCGTAAAAATAGATTTGGAAGTGGACGTGGTGCCATTACCAGCAGATGTCAACTATACCTATGATATTTCAGTCTATGTTGAATCACTGAACTTCCTCGAGATACAGAGTGGTATGGGAGGAATGCGCTTTGCGATTTAATCCCGGCCTAACAACGTTTAATGTCTATCTTAAAATTGACATTAAGCGGTAGGGGGATGTCCTTTCTAGGAACAAGACTATTTGCATCGCTAAACAAAGCCACTGAAGATCCGGTTGCTGAAAAGAAATTACGAGAGCAACAGCGTGAGGCAAAAGACCAAATTCGTGAATACAAGACTAAATTGGCAGATGAGCGGACTCTGGTAAAAATCGCTTTAACGAAGAAGCAAATTTTTAAGGTGGACGCCGACTTGTTATTAGCCATGCTCGACGAACTAACAAAATATTTAGATGACCCAAATACGCTTTCATTGGTAAAAGATGATATTAAAGACAAGTGGGAGGACACGTTTAATGCACACAAGTACTATGCTTTGGCACGGATAGCCTTTCAACAAGGTGTATATCCTGGAGGAAAACAGGGAGACTTTCCTGTACGATATATAACCCACGGAGGATTAGCATTTTTTAAACAGTTTAGACATGATGTTGTAAAAATAAAGCCAGCAGTCAAAGCGGAACTCGATGACGGAATAAAAGCGTGCGAAGCCTTTTTAAAAGATAATATCTATTCAACGCAAGATGTGTATACAACCTACTGGCAATCTGTACAAGAAGAGTTAAATACAGTGTTAAAGGATCCAGAAAATAAGGAGGTCTGGGATAAAAATCAGGGCCTTGTCTTCGCTAAAATACAAAAAAATAATGGACTCCTCGATTTTGAGGAGACACCAGGAGCCCCCACAGCAAATGCCACAGCGCGAGCCGAAGGAGCACAGTTAGAAAAGTTCAAATCGGATGCTGAAAAAGACGACTTCAATGTGACTCGTCTTTTGAAAAATGCATTTAATAATGGTATTTCCTATGTTGTACTCGCAGTCGTGATCTTTGTTCTCCTCCTGGGGTCAAGTATGGCCGTAAATTTAAACATGTATAAGCCGATGCCCTTTAAAATCCTGTACGCAATTTGGGGCTTCCTCTTCGGCCTTATCGTAGTCCCATATGTTTTACTCTATCGCTGGTACTGGCTCGGTAAGCAACCGCGGTACTATGGGTTCTTACCATTTATACCAAGATTCTTTGTAAATCCCTTGGCGCAATTCGTATTTGGTTGGTTAACCTATAAACCGGACGACCGCATGGGCGAAACACAAGAATGGATTAAAAAAGATGAGTCTTAAACGTCCTTTATATGAACGCTAAGTACAGAAGTATCTTCTGTCTTTGCGGGCTCTGCAAAGACAGAGACAACAATCGGTTCAGGCTTTACCTCCACGATAGCAGGTTCCCACAACCTCGGCGCAGAAGGTGGTAGCCCCAATACTATGTTCGTCGGAAGTTCTACAGGTAGATTATACGTGTTCATTCCATAAAATTCACAAAGTTTCGCATCTTTGATAAAGTCGTGAATCTTTAATGTTGTCAATTTAAACATAGGGTTTGTCTGTTTTCGCAGAGTCCGTTTATCAAAGGTATTGTCGCTATGACTAATAACGAGCATCACTTTGAACGGGTCCAGTTGTAGCATTGGCTCCTTGTATGCGTTCAAAAAGGAGGTTTCTTCTGCGTGCGTTACGTACTCGTCGTATTTATGATTTTTAAAGTATGAACTGCGATAGCCCATAGTACCGTTCGTCGCATGATTCTGATTATACGGGCCAATACGGTAAATCTCTGTATTGTCGCTGTAGTACATGTAAAGTTCGGTAGAACCGCAAATCATATACTTCGGATTGGCAAGAAGTTTAGTTACAACGTGTTCAACGCGTTCCGGTGGATAATAATCGTCATCGTCCATACAGACACAAATATCACCTTTTGCCATTTCATTTAACTTATTACGCTTCGCGCCGATGTTTAACTTGATATCCTCGGAATAGTATCGTACATTTTTAAGACCCGATTTTTCAAACAGGTCGCCAACCTTATCGGTGCCATCGTCAAATATAATCCATTCCAGGCGATTCTGTGGATAATTCTGCTTTTTGAAACAATCAATTAAGTAAGGTATGAAGCGTCTTCTATTGTATGTAGGAGTCAAAACCGACACAAGGGGTTTAGACATATTTAGTTTAACTTAACAAA